GGTGCAAACCTAGACCACAAGTGGTGCCTTCGGGCGACAATGAACGATGTATCTTGTTCTAACGGGCAGAATGAGGTGAAGGGATTTTCCGTGCAAACCGACACGGCCAAAATAGGTAACAACAAACAAATGACAATGACTGAAATTATGAAACGATATATGTTAGGATGGGGACCCGCGAATACTACTCCAGTGACTTTTCGAATTAGAGTGCATCAGCACTTATCGGATTGGCACGAATTCGGCATTGACTTTGTTCGCCGAACACTTCAACTTCCAGCGCTTGGAGCTGACAGAGCCTCTGTTTCCGCTTCTCCCCAGCGCTGGTCGCAGGCATGGAAGAATATGAGATTTCCTGTGGGAGAAAATTTAAATCCTTACGTGGTGAGGTGGCACTTAGAGAGACAGATTGAAGAAGGACTGGTCATCCTAATTCGGTTTGCACCTCTTGTGATTTTGGTGCTTGTAGCATGCACCATCCGACTGGCATTTCGGCGATTGCTCAGTCGGCGGAGACGGCTTGAAGTGAGAGTAGCCGCGGTTATAGAAAGGGCACAGGCTGAGCTTGTGCTTCACACGGAAGCCCGTGTGCGTTACTCCACTGAGTATACGCACTTGACTTACGACAAGATCAACAGGTTATTTGAGCTTGGTTGCATTAGCATTGGGAGAGATGAATCTTACAGTAAAGATGTGACATTAGATTGTTGTTTGTTTACCAAGGCAGATTGGGATCGCTTAGAAGAAGCCAACCGATGTGCTTTGAGAGACAACCCTAAGCCATTTCCCGGTAAGTGGCACGCGGTATGGAATCAACCTCCGCGTATCGAAGCTGGGTGTTGGGACATTCAAAACAAGACTCAGAAAATATCTTATGATGTGGTGTGCCTGGGGAGAAACTCACAGAGGAACAAGATTCTTTACAACTCAGCAAGTGACTTCGGTCTCTGCTCGGGTTGGATCAAGTTCTTTTATGATGTTCATGACGATGTTCCAAATTTCTTGCGAACTTGGGAGCACGTCTATCCTCGGATTGCACAGTGCATTGGGACTTGGTTACCTCACCATGCACTGATGCTACCACCTGGAGATTTATTGCCAATGTTGGTTCCTTGTCCTCTTAAATACCGATCGACTTACTTGAAGCTTCACAGAGTGAAAGTAATTTCCGATAAACTAACTGCTACCATGCGCTCGGATGGTAACTGGAATGAAACTGTTTTCTTGACATCTTATGAAAGATTGGTGTCTGGGAACAATCAAACCAGTATGGGCCATAGACTTTCTGATCCTGCGATGAACGATTACCTACCGCTCGTCAGACAGAGAGTCCGTGGCTTCCGGGCAAACAGTGGGAAACTCGATTGACTCCTTGCGCAGCGTGCGGCTAGTCAGTCTTTGGCGACTCCTAGACTTGACTGGCCGACCTTCTATGGTCTTCAGTTTGACTACGGAGGATTTACGCTGCACTACAAAGGTAGACAATCGAGACATCCCAACTGTTATGTGGGGCCAGCCGGTGTAGTTGGCCAGTGGAGCTGTTATAACTCCTCATCACATAACTTGTTTGTGGGAATAGTAAATAGAGTTCTCATGATCAAGAACCCAGGATTCAACTATGACGAGATTATTAGGGAACACCAAGGTCTCGACACTAAGTTGATGGAAGGGTTGCAGCACAGAACAATGGAACATATCTCCGGAGAAGAGTATTTCAGGAGTTCTGAGTTGCTACCAGTGTGGTTTGGTAACATGCAGAGCATAGGCACTAGGTTGTGTGCAGAAGTGAGAGTGAAGAAAATTACTCCTCAGGAATTTGTGGATAGTAGACCGTCGGGTAAATACCAGGCCTACGCTGAAGCACTTGAAGAGTTGAGAAGGCAGAAGTTTCTTTTGCCGAAAGATGTTCACGTAAATGTTTTCGTAAAGTGGGAACTAGTGGCATCTGGAGGCAAGGATCCTCGAATCATCTCTCCTCGCTCTTACAAATACAACATTTTGCTTGGCCAGTACATAAATAAACACAATGAACTGGCAATATACTCCGGTATAGATGCTCTGTGGGGGGAAGTTTCAGTTTTCAAGCACTGTAATTTACAAGCGATGGCTGCTGAGATAGTAAAGAAGTGGAATTCTTTCACCTCTCCAGTAGCGGTAGGATTGGACGCGAGCAGGTTTGATCAACATGTGTCAAAGTCGGCCTTGCAGTTTGAACATTCTGTTTACAAGAAATTGTGGCCAGGATGCAAGGACTTGCATGACCTTCTGAGATGCCAACTTGCAAACTATTGCAAGGGTAAAGGAGACTTGTACGATTTTGAGTACAAAGCAACTGGTAGAATGTCTGGAGATATGAATACTTCAGTCGGTAATGTGATTTTGATGACCTC